AGCTTTGCCATCAAAGCTCTCCCAGCAGCGGCGATAAGAGGTGCGGGCATTTTTTTTCCTTTCTAAAAAATATAAACGCAATTATACTAGATTAGTAATATACCCTTACTCTAGCAGAACTTTCATCGTTTTCCCAACTATCCGTCGGTAATTGAACAAAATTTCCTTGACGATACCGCATTAATGCCTGTGTCATACTGTCCACCAAGTCGTCGTATTCGCCATTTGGAAAGGCCGCAACCTCTTCAATTAACTCGTCCGCGAATACTTCGTCGGGGACCCAGACCATTCCCGCCTCAAATAACGGCGAAACACTATGTACCCTCGAAACTTTATCGTTACCTTTACTCGGTGTGAAGTTTACAACCGGTATGCCCATGTTCCGTAGCTCGTGGGTCAAGGGCAAACCACTCGCCTTCGCCTCAACAATGACGGTGTCGGGGTCCCAGAACTTATAATTCTCCAAAGCCACCTCCTTTAGCTCTGGAAAGTCCCATCGACCCTTCTTGCTATCCAATAAAATCAGGTTAGGTTGCCCCGATTCGTTAGGATAAAACACACCCCACGTCGTAATAGCCGAGAAATCCGACGTTTCGCGCTTGGTAAACGCCGTATCGTAACTCTGGATCACAAATTGTAAGTTAGGAACCGTCTTTTTTTCCCATTTATTCCACCACTCGCGTGGAATAATCGCGTTTTCCTCACCCGTAGGGTTCTGCTGGTACTGTGCATTCCATTTGCTAGGCGGAATCGACGCTTTTACCGAAGTCAGGTCCTCCAAACTCCAATATTCCGGCCAACACGGTTTACCGTCATCAAATATAGCCGGTAATTCCACGACTTCCCACTGATCGGCCAACGGATCTTTAGCCATCGCCCTCAATAACTGACCCGTCATGTCCTTCTCAGACCACCGAGTCTGCACCAATACAATACTCCCACCCGGCTGGAGCCTCTGACGGGGGCCCCCTGTGTACCAATCCCACGCATCATCAAATCCACTGACACTCATCGCCGTTTGCTCCGAGTGCGGATCGTCAATAATCACCAAATCGCCACCACGACCAGCCAGGTTAGAACCTACACCCACCGCATAGTACATCCCACCCTTGCTCGTGTCCCAACGGCCCGAAGCCTTACTGTCCGCAGCCAACTGTACTTCAGGAAAAATCTCCTTGTACTCGTCACTATCAATCAAATTCTTCGTCTTACGCCCAAAGTTAACCGCCAACTCAGTCGTGTGCGTCGCCTGAATAATCTTCATCTTCGGGTTCTTGCCCATCATCCACGCAGGAAACAAATACGACGCAAACTCAGACTTCGTGTGCCGTGGGGCCATGTTAATGATCAATCTCTTTAACTCACCCTTGGCCACCCGCTCCAACTTCTCTGCAATAATCTTATGGTGCCGACCCGCAATAAAGTCAGGCCATACAGTACGAACAAATCCAATAAAATTATTTTGTGAGAACTCGTTCTTCTCAATCTGCGCTAAACGCAATCGAAGCTTTAGCTCCCTATCGTTAGCGTTTAAATCTACATCCATCGGGGGACCCTGTAAAAATTATAAAAAACGCCTGTGCAAAACGCTTATGCAAAACGCCTATGTTTCACGTGAAACATTCAACATCAAATCAAATATCCTGTCCCAGTCAACCGCACCATCAGATCGATACACCGGCTTAAACTTCAATCCGTCAAACTTTAAATCCATCGCCTCCGAACCATGGTACAAAGATATCGACTCCGGTGTGGGCTTCTTGGTCCGTGAGCCACGGTCCGCGATCCGCAGGACAAGAACCCATGTACTCGCATGCTTATGACGACTCAACCAAGATACCTGATGCGGTCTCAAATCAACCGCATTCGTCATCGTTGCTTTTAATTCGACAAAGTGAAAATTACCCGATTCATCACACAACACCACGTCCGGCACACCGGGCATGGCCCACGTTTCAAGGCGTGTGTGTTCTATCTTCTTCTCGCTCTTCTCCAAGGCTGTCTTCATCGTTTTCCACAGACCGCTCTCCCTCTTCAGGGCTGTCCTCGGAATCGGCTTCTCGTTCTGGAGTAACATCAATCGTGATCGGGGCATAACCTTCCTTTATCTCTTCTAGGGCTTTTAATACATCTTCTTTAGACATCGAATCAATAGAACCATGTCTGATTTCAGATTTGTTGATATATATGTCTCCGTGGGCCTGGCCACGTCGGTACTCAGCCTGAACGGCAGCGGAATACGCCCCGTTGTCCAAGGCTCGATCTCGGATAATCTGCAGATCCCTTATGTGGCGCTTGTAGTCAATACCATATTTGTGATCAAGCTCGTCCCGATAAGCTTTGATATGCCTAACGACATGCGGACAAATCTGAGGATTAGTCAGTTCATACGCTCTTTGGTGCGCCGATCCTGCCGAATATCCCGCATTGATCGCAGCCTGACGTAATGTTATTTGCCCATCCTTAGTCACTAACTCTTTGACAAACAATTCTTGTTTTCTAGTCAAGGGTTGTTCTTTCAAAGCCTTGTTCCGTTTAGGAAGGTTCCTAATCGTTTTCTCCTTGATCCTAGATATTTTTTTACTTTCTAATTTTTTATGTTCTTTATTGTAAGCGGCCAAGGCTGCTTTTAAGTCACTGGTTGTGGGCATTCTTTTCTCTATTAATTGATATGGGAATATATGCGCTAAATTATAAAATTTATAAATTTTTTTGCAAGTAAAACATGATATGAAATTTTTGACAAATATTCGTGAAAAACATGGTCCTTGCACTCGCCCGAGCAACATAGGGACGCGATTTTTGTGCAGCGCAACACGAATCACGGAAATCGACCGGATGACCCGATAAACAGGGGCCCCGAGCGATTGTGCATTGCGAAAGTAACGCTGCCGATTCGATCCACGGGCCGCAATTCGTAACCCACGGGCCACGGAAAACGGGCCATGCCCTAGGATGAACGAGAACGCGCACCACGGGCCGCAAATCATTGCGGGTATGGTTACCTAGTCCGGATCGATTTAAACGCCTCACGGGCCACGGGCCACGAACTACGGGCCACGGTTTACGGTACGTTTAAGACGGGCCACGGCCGGCGGGTCGGGCCTTGATTCACTACGCAGAAAATTGGTGGCAGCTGGCGCGAAAATCTCGCCGGCTGCGGGCAAAAAAAAGGCCCGCATATTGCGGGCCAGAGTGAGTGAGACGGGCGGTTAAATGCGCGAAACTTTGCCCCCGCTTTTCAACTCAAAATTTAATGGTGCACGCTTTTTCCCGTAACTATCTAAAATGGTTTGGGCCTCATGTAAAACGGGCCCATAGTTGCGTATGTCATCAACTCTTAAAACTCTCATAGGATCGCCGTCACGGGCATATTCGGCGTCACGTCTAACTTGCGATAATTCATAATGATTTGACCCCTCCTCATACCATTTAAAATCTTCGTAATCTCTTTTCAATAAAACGTAATAAGGTTTTTTATTTTCCATTTTTATATCTCCCATAAAATTGTTTTTTTCTTTTTTAACTTTCCATTTTCTAAAACGTAAAAACCTAGAAAAGTTTTTTTATCCGGCTTGCCTTTAAAAACCATATATTCTTGATTCGCATTACCCCCGAAAGAATCGAAACATTTTTGATAATATTTGCCTAGAGCTTTAATAGTTTTTTCCTTCGAATAAATTATTAAACCCCCCACGCCTGAATCTGATTTTGCCGAATAGTACATATTTTTGAATCTCCATGTAGTTGATAAAATCGCATAAGCGAATTCCAAATATAGCACGAAAAAAAACCGGCATACAATGCCGGCCTTTTTTGGGAATTGGTGAGCGCGTCAAATATCGAACACAAAACCGGTTTTGTCATGACGTGCACGGCCCTTAGCTTTTAATCCGATGATGACGTTTTTATCGTCCAAAAATCTCAAGTCTGATTCATCGCCATTGATAACCTTTCGGCCCATGAATTCGGCGGGTAACCGATCACGAAAGACAGCGGCGGCCCTCATACCCTTAGAAAGTGCGAGCGCGTTAAAACGTGCGAATCCATCCGCGCCTGATAGGCTAAAAGTTAGATCGTAATTTGCGGGTAATTTATCGCGGTTTTTAGCGTCCTTCGTGTAGTCGTAAAATTGAACGTTAGGGAAGGCCTCAAAAATATTTCGGTATTCGATACCGGCCCGCGTGAATGATTGGCGTTCCCATAGAATATCGGATGTGCCGTTTAACCGGATAACCGGCGTTAAATTTTCGCGTTCGGCTTTTCGGATAACGGCCTCAATATCTAGGCATAAATTATCAAAAAAATATGTTCGATTTTCTAGGTAATAAATCGTTTTTTTAAGTCGTGCGATTTGAATACAATTCATCGCGCCACGTCCGGCGGTGTTTAAACATCCTTCGTGACATTTTGCCGATGGTGCAAAAGGGCATAAATTAACGCCGGATAAATCGAAAGGTGCAAGGTATTGAATACCGGTTAAGAATCCGAATTTTTGGCCTTTCACGGTTTTCGAATCCGCGCCAATGGTTAACAATTTTTTGCGGGTGAATTGTGCTAGAGGTAAATCATTTAATTTCATTTTAAAACTCCCGTGTAGTT